TGGACTATTTCTAAAAACCCAACCGTTGATAAAAACTGGGATGGCCGCTATATAAAACGCACTCCAAGTGATGGAAAGTGGCTTAGTAAGGAAAGAATATATGAATTGATCCTTGAAAAACTAACTAAAGAAGAGATAGACCATATTTACGAATCTGATTTTACACCAAACAAATCATATCTTGATATTGAAATTGAATTAACAAGTGATGATTTTCCAGATCCTGCTAAAGCAGAGATGCCAGTAAATCTAATTACTTTTTGCAATAGTAATAATGATTGCTTTGTGCTAAGCACTATGAAAGATCCAGATACGGGCAAACATCTAAACAAAGATGAAGAAGCTCAAATAAATCTAGAAATTCATGAATACTTTGCAAAAGTAAAAAATAGTAAGGAAACTGATCGGGCTGTTCTTGATCAAAAATTTAATATTAATTACATCCACTTTAACACAGAAGCTGAAATGTTAGAGTGTTTTTTTCATAAAATACTTCCAAAGCTACCTGTTATAACTGGTTGGAATGTAATTAATTTTGACTGGGTTTATTTAATGAACCGCTGCAAAAGAATAAAAGTTGACCCATTTCTAACCCTCCCTAGTCAACGGGTTGTTTCAAAACATAATAAGATTCCTTTGCACACCGCCGTATTAGATTACATGGATATGGTTATGCAAATGAAACCCTTCAAGGTAATTGAAAACTATAAATTAGACTATTTTGCTAATCTTTCTTTAAATGTTACTAAATTAAAATCTCAACATAAATCAATGAGAGAAGCTCAAAAATATGTTGCAGAATTTACTAAATATAATATTATAGATGTTTTAATAGTAAAAATGTTAGATGATAAGCATGAACTATTAGATGTGGCATTGAGTTTATCTAAAGTTGCAAGAGTTGAAATCAACAAGGTATTCAACCCCGTTCATATAACTGAAACTTTGATCTGTAGAGAATTTTTATCTAAGGGTTTAAAAATGGCAAAAGACGGTCAACCTGAAAATGCAAATAAGTCTGGTACATATACTGGTGCATTTGTAATGCCACCAATTCCTGGTCACTATGATTACGTAGCTTGCTATGACTTTGCATCAATGTATCCTAACGTTCAAATGCAATTTAACATTTCACCCGATTCATTTCTAGGAAATTCAAATTCTCGCCTAAGAGATACTGATATATTGACTAAAAATGAAACTTTATTTTCAGGTGAAAAGGATTCAGTAACTAGGGTAATACTCAATAGGCTATATAATAAACGAGTTGAGACCAAAGCAAAAATGAAGCAGCTATAATGGAATACACAATTACTTTAAACAGTTATTTAATTGAAATACTAACAATGTCTCCATCTAACACAGATTGTACGGCTGGAGCCTATAAATTTAATTATATTCTAATTAAAGATAATGTTTGAGTTTTTTAAAAACATATTTAGTAAAAAAAATAATAAGAAAATGGACACAGAAAGATTAATTAATCTAAAAGAGAACTTTACTGGTCAAAGTTTTCAATGGGTAAAAACCAAAGACGAAAACCTATTAGGAAAAGTAGTTAAATGCAAAGACATTCAACCTAAAGGAAGAAGCTTTATCGCAATATTTAATGATGGTTCAAGTATACCTACTGATAATTTAAATAGAAACTTAATGATGATAACCGAGGGCATGCAGCCTCTTAGTAAATCAGAGGTTAGGGCTATTGCAGGTCCGCCTGCTCCTGCTCCTAATTCTTCAAATAGTGTTGGTCCAATGGGAGATGGTCCTATCTCTATTCCTAAAGAGCTTCAAGATTTTAAAACCCCTCCGGTAAATCCTTCTTCTCAAAAACAAGCCCCATCTTCAAATTCTCAACCTACTGTTTCAACATCGGCTTCTTCAAGTAGTTCCAATATGTTTAGTATGTTTAATACCGAGGACACTAGTTTGAATATTGCATTCAATATAAAGCTTCCAAGTAAAAAACTACTTAAAATGATGTATCAAAATGCTGATGACAAGCAAAAGTTTTTAACTGATCTTTCAGAATACGTGCATGTGAGAATAAATAAAGATATAGTTAAGAAGTCACTAGAAAAAATTCTAGTTCCAGCTAGTAAAAAAACTAAACCTGAATCTCAAAGTAAAACTGAGATCACAGCAGTAGAAGTAAATGAAAAGTAATACAGAAATCAACATCTCAGACCTTTACAATGATGGAGAATTTAGACTTTGTCAAGTAAATGGCCCTAACGTTAAATCAAATCGAATTGCCGACTCAAATCAGGCTGTTTCAATTTTAATGTTTGATCTTACATCTAGTGGTAAAATAAATAATCTCTATTTAATTGAAAATGATAACTACCTAGATCAATCTAAACAGGTTTCATGTTTAATTGAAAATGTTAATTTAAATCAGGATGATGATGAGTATGATACCTTTAAAAGGTGTATTTCTAAAGATCTAGCAATTAAGGATCTTAAAAATCTAGATTCATGTTACTACCTTGGAAAAGTCAATCATTCAATTCCATTTCATAAAGTGTATCATTGCTATGCACTATGTGTAAATGATTATATTAAATCGCCAAATGGTTTTGAACTAGATCTACCTGAAAATGAATTAGAAGCAAATGGATTTTCTATTAAGAAAATGAAATTTTCTAGGGCAATCAAAGGTGAATGCCAAGATTCACTAGTTCTTGCATGTTGTTCACTTCTACTTTCCTATATTTCCTAAAACCGGAAATCGATTTAACAGTACAAAACTAAAAAAATTAAACATGAGCAAAAGCACATCTAGTATGCTAGCGGCGTTTAGTAAGTTTAACGACAAGCTAGAAAAAGAAACAAAGGGTAGAGTAAAATTAAGAGGTTTTTCTGATATTGATGAGTTTATTCATACGGGTAATTATTTATTGAATGCCCAAATGTCTGGATCTTTAAGAGGAGGTTATCCAAACGCTAGAAGCCTAGGCGTATCGGGTGATTCTGGAACAGGTAAAACTTTTTTAGCAATGAATGCTGTTCATAATGCTCAAAAGCAAGGATATGTAGCTTTCTATATTGACACTGAAGGAGCCTTAGACTCATCTGATTTTGAAAATTTTGGTATCGATATGAACCTATTAAATTACAAGAGAATGGGTAAAATATCAGAAGTTAAGTTTTTCATCAACGATATCATTAAAATAGCAGAAGAAAATAGCGACCTAAAAATAATGGTGATTGTTGATTCCTTAACTCACTTAATGACCGATAAAGAGGTTAATGATATAGACAAGGGAAATAACGCACAGGACATGGGTCTTAGGGCAAAAGAACTTAGAGCACTTTTCAAATCATTTACTCTAGATCTTTCAAATCTTAAAATTCCATTGATATTCACAGCTCATAATTATGCAGGTCAGGATCAATACGCAGGAAAAACCATGAGCGGCGGTGGGGGTCCCCTCTACGCTGCCTCTGTTGTAATGATGCTCTCTAAAGGTCATTTAAAAGATGACGAAAATGATGATAAAAAGAAAACAGGTGTAGTGGTTAGATCTAATACTGATAAAAACCGTTTAGCAAAACCTGAAAAGATTGAATTTCATATTAGCTTTCATAAAGGAATGAATCCATATGTAGGTCTACAGGACTATATTAGTTGGGATGCATGTGGTGTAGGAAGAGGAAGTGAGATCTCGGTTAGAGAGTATGAAAAACTTAGCGACAAAGAAAAAGCCGAATGTAGACCCTTTACAAATAAAGATGGTAATGAAGCATATTTTCAACCAAAGAAATCAGCTCGAAACTACATTAATAAATGGACAGGCGAAAAAATACCATGGAGAGAAATATTTTCAGATAAGGTATTTACCGATAAAGTACTAGACGAGCTAGATGAAAATGTAATTAAACCCAAGTTTAAATATAGCTCATTATCAGAGGTACTTGAGGATGAATTAACTGAATTAGAAGATTCAATTGAAAATTCTAATGACAATGATTGAGTTAAAAGAAGACCTTAAGCTAAAATACTATTTGAATATGCATTTAAATGGCACCCCTAATAGGGATGCCATTTTATTTGAGATAATTAATTATCTAGTTTTAAATAATCTTCAAGACAAAGAAATTGCCTATAAAAACGTTAAATTTTCATCTAAAACATTAAAATATATTTTCGGTGAAAAATTTAACAACGAAGAATATAAAAATAGTATTATACAGAATATAAAGGAGCTCGTTGAATGCAAGGACCTAGATATAGTATCTAAGTCTTTTCACGTAACAAACCAGGGAATCCATAAGTTTTATAAAAAAATAAAAAATTACAATTAATGGTAGTAGATTTTATTGAAAACATAGAATTACTTGAAAAGATGGTTTGGAACTTTGTTCTAAACCCAAATGCAGATGATGATCTACTAAAACCTTCTAATTCTGAAGAATATCTTGATAAGAACGATCTAATTAAAAAAATCAAAGCTAAGTTTTTTAATAACGAAGATCTTCAAGTTACCTGGAAATACGCAACTCAATATCACGATGACCATGGTAAAATTCCTACTAAAAAAGAATTAAGAGTATTTTTAGGATTAAAGAATCAAGCAATCGATGATGAGGTTCTTAATGAAATCTACAATTATAATTTATCTGATCATAATTATAGTTTCTTATATAAGTATGTAAAATCATTTGTTTTATTAAGAGGGTTTAATATCCTTTTAGTTGATATGCTAACTACTCTTAAAACAACTAATATTAATCCTGAAAACATAGAACAGGTAATTGAAAGTGTTAGAAATAAAATGAATGACAAGCTTTCGATTAACTTTGAAAATGGAAAAAGTGGATTAAATATTATGAATCCACATCACCATATTCAGGTTTCTAAAGAAGGGCAGCCTACTGGTTTTAAATTCTTTGATAAAACCCAAGGCGGTGGCTGGAATCCAAAAACCCTAATTGTTTTTCAAGGTCGACCTAAAGTTGGTAAATCAATAGTGTTAGGTAACATTGCAACTAGATCCTTTTTAGCAGGAAATAATACAGGTGTTGTAACAGTTGAATTATCTGAGTCAAAATACATGAAAAGACTTGGTTCAAATGTATTGGGTATTGAAACAAGTTTATATGACACCTTTACGTCAGATGAAAAACTAGGAATGATTACCAAGAAAATAGATGAATTAGAAAAATCAGGCAGTACTAGGGGAGAGCTTTTAATTAAAGAATTTCCAACTGGTAGTGCAACTGCTATAGATCTAGAAAATTATTTTATTCGTCAAGAAAAAGAAATGGGTAAAAAGTTTCAGGTCATAGTAGTTGATTATATAAATCTAATGAGGCCAATTACCGAACAAGGTGGACTCTATGAAAAAATAAAAGTTATTTCTGAAGAATTAAGAGGAGTTGCTGTTAGAAATGAATGGTGTATAATAACAGCTACTCAAATTAAAAGAGACTCAATTGATGACTTTGATCTAGGAATGGATTCAGTAGCCGAATCTTTTGGTCTAATACACACGGTAGATGCTCTATATGGTTTAATGAGAGGTCCACTTGAACAAAGAATGAAAATTAAACTAATTGCTAACCGAGATAATGGATACGAAGAAAGTTATAAATTTTTCGATATGAAAAAAGATTACATGAGATTAGATGAATCGGTTGGCGAAAATAGCGAATACTATAGCGATGATGAGGAAATAGGTAGAATGGAAAATGAATTAAGAAATTCGTACAAAACAATTGCCCCATCTTCAAGCCCAGTTAATTCAACTGAGATAATTGAAAGTAATTTTACAGATAACGATTCTAATAATTACGATGATCTACTATCTCAGATATAAAATAATCTGATTTAAAAATGATGGATGATGAAGAATATAGAAAAAAGAGACGAGAAGATAAAATATTTAATAATCGATATAATCAGGGAGACGGCTTAAAGGACCCCGATGAGTACGAGTACAACAAGGGAATCCAAGTAGATAGTTCTTATTCAAATAACTATTTAAATGATATTTATGATTACGAAAATAGAATTGAATACAAACTATTCCTAGACCATATATTTGATCTTATTAAAAAAGATTCAGAAATCAATGAATTAATAACTGAAAAAGAAGGTACTAGAAATAAGTTTAATAAAGAGGAAATAAACTTTGTTTTTGGCAAGATCACAAACCTAGTAGAAGAAAATACAGAACATGAAACTTTTTCTAGCTACATCTATATCCTAGAAGTTATTTCCAATATCACAGCAATGGATTATAAAAAGATATTTGATTTTTTGGATTATTCCTATCGAGAATCCTTGTTAACCGAGCTCAATAAAAAATACAATTTCCTAGATTGGAAAATGAATCGAAATAATAAACTGCACTAAGAATGAATCTAGATAACGTAGGTAAAATTTTTTTATTAGGAGATTTACATATTGGAGTTAGAAATAATTCTATTGAATGGGCAAGTTCTCAAAAGCAATATCTAATTGATTCTTTTTGTAAAGAAGTTGATGAACTAGGATTTAACCCAGAAACCGATATCCTAATTCAAGAAGGAGATTGGTTCCATAATAGAGAACATACCAATAATAGAATTTGGAGTGATTCTCTAGAAATATTTGATTCTCTTTCTAAAAAATTTAAAAGAGGAATTTACATAATATTAGGCAACCATGATGTTTATTATAAAGACAACAATTCCATACACTCTCTAAAAGGAATCGAAAAAATATTTTCAAATGTACATGTTTTTGAAAATCCAGAAATCCTAACATTGAACTCAACTCATAGATTTTTAATGTTACCTTGGATTGAAGATGAAAATAAAATATCAAAAACTGTAAGCTCCTACGTTGGAAAAGCTGATTATATAGTTTGCCATGCTGACATCAAAGATTTTAGATTGAACAAATGGGTAAAACTTCATTCTGGTCTAGAAACAAAACTTTTAAAGAACTTTAAAAGAGTCTACTCTGGTCACATACATATACACCAAGAGAATGGAAACGTGTTATATAATGGAACACCTTTTGAATTAGATCGAGGTGACAGGGGCAATCCAAAGGGCTTCTATATGCTAGAATTAGTTAAAGAAAATGGAGAACCTAACATAGTAGAAACATTTAAAGAAAACTTATTTTCTCCTAGGTTCATAAAAACAGATGCATTTGATCTATTAGAAATGACATTAGACCAAATCAAGAAAATGTTTGAAAACAACTATGTCGATATTATGATGAGGATTGACAAAGCAGCTGCCTTTCCAGTTACTAGATTCATGGAAATATTAGATACCTTTAATTACAAAAAGGTTGAATTTTTTACATATAATCCTGAAGTTAGAAATTACAATACTGAAGAGGTTTTAAGTTCAGCCGAAATAAAAGATTACGATATACAAGAAATTTTTTTAGACATATTAAAACAGAGAGATTATCCAGAGTCATACAATAATGTAATGAAAATATATTTTCAAAAACTAAATGACAAGGTTAAGAATAAAGAAAAAAATTATGAATAGTATGTATACATATAATGCCAAATTAATTAGAGTAGTAGATGGAGATACAGTAATTGCCATGGTTGATCTAGGATTTGAAACATGGAAGAATGTAAATATTAGATTATATGGAATAGATGCATATGAAAGTAGAACCAGGGACCTAGAAGAAAAAGAAAAGGGGTTACAGGCAAAACAACTTGTTCAAAAAACCCTTGATTCTTCAAATGGAAAATTTATTCTAAAAAGCATGGGTCTAGATAAGTATGGAAGATCATTAGGAATTATTAAAATACCTAATGAAGAAGCCGAGCATGGATCAATCGATTTAAATCAATATTTAGTTAACGAGGGACTTGCAGTTCCCTATTACGGAGGAAAAAGATAAATGAAACTAAAAAAGCTAAGTTGGAGAAATATATGTTCTTATGGAAATAAACTTCAGGAATTTACATTTTCTGAGGAACCTGAACTTATATTAGTAGAAGGCAAAAACGGTAGTGGAAAATCCTCAATTAAGGAGGCTTTAACAATTTCTATTTATGGAAAATCGGCTATTAGAAAAACCAAAGATATTCCAAATAGGTCAAATAAAAATGCATATACTTGTAGTGAATTTATTTCATCTACCGGAGATACTGTTAAGCTAGAGCGTGGAATAGATCCTAATTTTATTGATTTAACAATTAATGGAAGTCCTCATAATCTTCCAGATAAAAGAAAAGTAGATTCTTTTGTTGAGGAAGAGTTATTAGACTTACCATTTTCAGTTTTTTCAAATACTATTAGTTTATCATTCGAAGATTTTAAATCTTTTATCAAATTAACCCCAACTGACAAAAGAAAAATCATAGATAGAATTTTTGGAACTGATATTTTAACTGAAATGTCAAATCTAGTAAAAGAAGATTCTAAAGAAAATAAAATATCTATCCAGTTTCTCAAATCTGACATTGAAAGCAATAATGAAACCCTTGAGAGATCAAAAAATCAGCTTCAATCTTTAAAAACTGATATTTCAAATGAAAAAGATCAGGAAATAGCTGATAAAAAAGTAGAGATTCAGAAAAAACAAAACGCAGCAGAGGATATTACAAGTCGACATAAATTAGTCTTAGAAAAAATAAAAGATCTAACTCAGCGTTTGACTGATAGTTCTGATATTTATCATAAAAACCAGAATGCACTACTTGAAATAGATAAAAAATTAAAGATTTATGATTTAAATAAGTGCCCACATTGCCTAAGTGATCTAACAGACGATGATCATCATAAAATAAAGCATGCAATCATTGAAAAAAAGAATACATTTCAAGAAAGGACCCCTGAATTGGAGAAAATAATCGAGGAGTTAAAGCTCGAAAAGCAAACCTTGTCATCAGAGTCAAATTCATACAAAACGGAGTCATCAAAGATCAATTTAGAGATAATAAATCTGCAAGAGGCTATTGAAAACCTAAAAACCAAAGATAATAGCAAGCAAACTCAGGCCCTTGAAAGAGTAATAGGTGAAATAGAACAAAAGGTTAAAAAATCAGAAGAAAAACTAACTAATATTTCTAAAAAACAGGCAATTTTTACTGATATGTTAGATTTTTTATCAGATGGAGGCATCAAGCAGACTCTAATGGATAAAATTATTCCTGTTTTAAACTCAAAAATACTAGCAATTAGTAAAAAGCTAGATTTTATCTTTAGTTTTGAATTTGACAACCAATTTAACCCATTTATTTCTCAAATGGGTGAAGAAATATCACCAGATAGCTTATCAACTGGGGAACAAAAGAAAATGAATCTAATTGTATTGCTTGCAATGCTAGAATTGATAAAAATGAAAAATCATCAGGTAAATGTACTGTTTTTAGATGAAATATTTAGTTCTTTAGACAAAGATAGCATTTATAAAACAATAGAAATCTTAAAAGAGTTCTCAAAAGAGCATGGACTAAGCATATTTGTTATATCACATGACCCGCTTCCTGAAGAACTATTTAACAAGAAGATTAGCATTGAAAAAAAGAATTTATTTTCTGAAATGTCAATCATAACTGCAACACAACACGCTTCAGTGTAATTAAAACCTAAAAAATGTTAATTGTATAATATATTAACAGAAATCTACAAGTATGCTTATTAATAAAGAAATTGATAAAGATATAGTTATTGAAAACCCTCCTATTAACTATGAATTTAAAAAAATCATAGGCCAAATTGAATCTGAAAGTCAAAATGATGTTAATCCAAGAGGCCTTTTAGTTAAAGAGTCTATTCTGACTACTATTAATATTGATCCACTCTATCCATGCGTTGATTTTGAAACCAGACCCTTTAATTGGAAATATTTTGCAGGCGAATTAGCATGGTATCTATCAAAGTCTAGAGAAACTAATTTAATCGATAAATTTTCTAATTTTTGGAAGAATATTAAAAATGAAGATGGCACGGTAAATTCAAACTATGGAAATATTCTTTTAACTAAAGCTGAAGAAATAAAAGCTAATTCATGGAGTTTAAAGGATTCTATTGATAAGGATTTAGGAACATCTCAAATGGCATGGGTTGTAAATTCGCTTAAAAAAGACAAATTTAGTCGCCAAGCAATTGCATATATAGGAGGATCTAAGTTTCAGTATGAAGGTAATAAAGACTTTGTATGTACTCAATATCTTCTCTTCTTTATAAGAGACAATAAATTAAACCTCAAGGTTCAAATGAGATCTAATGATGTTTTTTATGGTTTAACATATGATGCTCCTTGGTTTTCAACAGTTCACCAAAACATATATCTAGAATTATTAGAAACATACCCTACTTTAAAATTAGGTAAATACATACATTGTTCTGATAATTCACATTTTTATGAAAGACATTTTAAAACAGTGGAATCTATAAAGTCTGAAAAAAATATCTCATATGGACCAGAATTGCAACTAAAAAATCCATTATGGATATCTGATGCAAGTGGAAATAGTACCCTAACACAAATGTCTAAAGATTATTTAGATATGATACTTAAGCTTGCTAAAAATCCTAGTGAACACGCTGATGAGGACTATATTACAGCTCTTTCATTCCTATTTAAAATAACTAAATAATATGAAAAATAGATTCTCTAAAATTTTAAAAAATTTGCTTGGAATGTTTTTATTCTATTCATTTTTCTTTGGATTAGGATATATTACATATTTAATTTTTTTACCAGAAATAGAGTTGAGTTTTAAAAATCTAATCGGCGTGTATCTTATTCTATTTCAAGTATCAGTATTAATAAGTGTAACTACTTCTAAAAATGAGTAATAAAGAACTACTATATCATAGTACATACATTAAAATGGCACTCGTATGGGCATCTCTTTCTAAGAGTAAGAGAAAAAAAGTAGGTGCGCTAGTTGTCAAGGATGGAACTATTATTTCAGATGGATACAATGGTACTCCTACTGGTTTTCCAAATGATTGTGAAGACATAGATGGAAATACACATTGGTATGTTCTTCACGCAGAAGCAAATGCCATATTAAAAACAGCAAGATCAACCCAAGATATCAGCGGGTCTACGTTATATTTAACACTTTCTCCATGTAAAGACTGTAGCAAGCTAATAATTCAATCTGGAATCAAAAGAATAGTATATCTTGAAGATTATAGAGACTTAGATGGTATTAAAATATTGAAAACAGCGGGTGTTGAAATAATAAAAATATCAGACTTGTAATGGAAATTAGAGAATTAGAAATTATTTTTATAAAGGAATATAAATTTTTCATAAAGAAATTTGAAAAAAAAGAAAAAGGTGATTATCTATTAAATGTCAATAAAATAATAAAAGATAAATTCAACACTAAATTTCTAGTTCCTAACCCAGTTCAATCTTTTCTTCTTAATTATGAAATTAAGAAATTATTAGACAAGGCTGTTAATATTAAAAACAACAAGTATAATAGGATAATTTTTCTAAATTCAACAATTACATTTAGTGGAATTCAAAATACAATGGAATTTCTAAACAATGAATATGAAAATTCTAAATTTAGTTATTATATTATAGACCCTAAAGAAGATTTTGAAAAGAAAATATTTTCTAATTTAGATATAGAATTTATTTAGTATCCTCCACATCCTGGACCTTCGCCATAGCAATCCGGTCCTTCACCAAATGTATCTAAAATATCGTCTAGCTCATCGTATTTGTTCTTTGGAGCAGGATTAATTCTTCTTCTTGGTGGATTTTCAGGATCTTCTCCTGGAACTACCATTGGTTCTTCTATTTCGATATCTGGTTTAGTTTCTGTTTCTAACTCTAAATCTCTAATAGTACTAATAGCTAGCATGTCTTCTGCCTCTTGTCTAGATACATTTGCATAATCCATTAGATCTTGAACTGCTTGTTCTAAACTGTTATCCATATTTTTTGGAGCAGGATTAATTCTTCTTCTCGGTGGATTTTCAGGATCATCGCCAGGTATAACTTCTGGTTCTTCGATATCTGGTTCTACTTCAGGTTCAGTTGTATACTGTTCAGATACAGATAAAAATTGGTTAAAACTTTGACATTTTCCTTCTGAAATGGCGTTATTAATTTCTTTTCGTAATGCCTTAAGTCTAGTTTCTTCGTCTTTCATGGCTTTTTCAACGTTGCTGTTGATCTCTACCGTCTTCTTTACCGATCCTACTAGATTTTTATTTTCATTAATAAAATTTGAAAAATTAGGGATAGTAGATTCATTTGTTTCTTCAGTTTCATACTCACCAACTTCAACAGTAGCTATACCTGTTAAATATGGATCGCGATAAGTAACTGGCTTTTCGCCTTCTTGTTTATAAACAAGGTCATGACTCATTGCTTTATATGTAGAGTTATAATGCGAATTCTTAAAAGCAGGATCTCTTTTTACCACTCTTCTATACTCTTTAAGCTTGTCTGACTTAGATGTTGTTTTTCCAGATGCATCTCTTCCGTATATCAATGAATCATTTCCACCGAATCCTGGGTTTTTAAGATCCATATATTGATCAAAGCTATAAACATCTCTTCTATGTACGTCAAATAAATCCATTACTTTTAAAATTTTTTATTATACTTCTATTGCTCCAATTCTAGTTTCTTTATAAGAATCACATTGGAATTTAGCAGTTAGTTTATATAAACCTTCTGATTTATACTCAAGATCCATTGTACTTAGTTCTCCTGTTAAATAAGCAGGGTTAAATCTAAATTCTCTAAATATGTCTTGAGCTTTATTAAAAATAGCTACATAAATCTCACCTACATAATCTGCCTTTAAACCCTGTCTACCATTAAGGGGGTCAAAGGTTAAATCTCCCCATGCTCTCATTTTATTGTAAACATACGCATCATTGTCTTCATTTAAGTTAACTTCAAAATCAATAGTTAATTGAGCGTCAGTTTTCTTAGGAGCACCAGTTGCAAAAGTACGCTTAGCAAATTTGTAGTATTGATCTACTGTTCCGACCCCAGTTAATTCAGGAAGTCCTGTAATTTTTGTTACGTGTTCTACAAGTAAGCCATCGTTTGGCCCTGTTATTGTTGATGGAGGAGTAATAATTACTTCAAACTGATTTAAAAATATCGGTTCGTAATAACTAGTAGCTGCCGTTGAATTATCAAAATGTGGTAAACCTGCCATTATAATCTTATTATTTTAATTATTTATTCTTTTTATTTTAAATTTTTTTCATCTCAATCGTATCTTGAGTAACTCCACTTTTTCTTGTAAGTTTCTCTATTTGAGAATCCAATAGGTTAGCTGAAGCTTCTTCATCACCAGACCATATTTTTTCTGTTTCAACAGGATCGCCTGTAAATTTTAAAATTAAAGATGGTAGAATTAATTCAACTAGAGAGTTTTCAATCTTATTTTCTACTCTATCATATTCAGATACTTCTGATATTTTAACATCAGAGTTTTGATTAATAGTTAGATTTGCTCCATTTCCAGATACTGTCATATTTACATTGTTCCAATTATTAATAGTTTGATTTTCCAATGTGTCAACCATATGTGTAGAAGCCTTTAATACAATCTTAGGACTCCCTGAATCTAAAGAAGAGGCAACTCCTCTAAATACTAATCTATTGGTATTGATATTTATTTTAAAAGAGGTTCCTGCAAAATACTTTTCTGTTGATTCTTTTATAATTAAATCAGTAATGTTCTCGTATCGATTGGATGCCTTAGATAAAATCTCATCTGAATAGTCCTTTACCAATTGTTTTTTAATAAACTCAGTAAGTAGATCTAGTTTTTGTTTTAGTAGTACGGCTTCACTTAATATGTAATATGTAGAAGTCGCTTCTCCTTTCTTAAAATTCAAGTCTGGAAATACATCTATTTCATGAATTGTAGTATTAACTTTATATTGTTCAAATTTAGTTTGCCCATTTACGATGCTCCATGATATATCATGGCTAAGTATAACTTGAAAAATTACACCTCCATCTTTTGCGCTAACGTTTTCATACTCATAAAGTTTCATCAAATCAATAAAATTATTTAGCTAAAGAGTCTCTAGTCTTAGTATAGTTCTTCCAAAGCTCATTATAGATATCACAAGATGCCCCCAAAAAATTAATAATGCCGACATATTTTCTTTTGTCTTCACCGTCCATTTTAGCGATCTTTTTTCCTAGTTTTTTAGCATCCTTGACTGTTAATTCCTCATCAGGATCCTTTCCAACTAGCTTTTTAAGAGCTCCTTTTTTCTCTAGAACGGCAAAGTCTTTAAAACTTAAAGCTTTTCCTTTTCTCACCATTAAATGATTATTTTTTCTTACCGTTCCCTACGATACTCTTGTTTTTAACTTTAGTTAAATACTCTTTATTGTATCTCTGGATCAATTGAGTACCTTTTCCATCAACTTTAGCTAAGTCTTGATTGACTTTAGTCCCACCGTTATCTTTTTGTGCAGTGTTACCTTTGCCTCTGTACTTAGATTCAGCTCCTTTTGCAGCAGCCATAAATTGAGCGTGGTTCATTACAACATTTCCCATTTTAGTTAATATTTTTTTTTATTTATCTATAAATCAATACTTATTTTTTATGTTCAGTGATTATTATGAATTATTTAGTATAATATACGTATATAAAACTAGTTGTGGTTTGATAGTATAAAAAAATATGAAGAATAAGGAATTAGCAACTAAATATCAAAAGCTTACTGATATAGAACATGTTCTACATAGACCTTATATGTATGTAGGTTCAACTAAAGCTCATCATGGGGAACAACATCTATTTAATGGAGATGAGGTTTCTTTAAAAGAAGTGGTCTATAATCCAGGATTTATTAAGTTATTTGATGAAATACTTAGTAATTCAATAGATGAGCATCGTAGAAACCCAAAACTAAATGAAATTAAGGTTGAGTTTAATCTTGATGAAAATAGTATCTCCGTTCGAGATAATGGAGGTATTCCAGTTAAAAAACATCCTGAGCATAAGGAATGGATTCCTGAAATGATTTTTTCTAATCTTAAAGCTGGTAGTAATTTTGATGATACTCAAGATAGAAATGTAGCAGGTACAAATGGAGTGGGTTCTACATTAACTAATATTTTTAGTAAGCAATTCACCATAATAACTTGCGATGGAACAAATAAGTTTACTCAAAAGTTTACAGATAATATGAATAAAAGAACCCGGCCCAATATATCTAAAGCGAGCCGCGGTTTTACTGAAATAGTTTATTTTCCAGATCTAGAAAGATTTGGAATGAAGAGAATAGATGAAAATTCTCATCAAATACTGTACAAGAGGTGTTTAGATGCAGCTGCGTGTAACCCAAATCTTAAACTTAAAGTAACTACTATCAAAGATTCTAAAAGCTCCGTCAAGGAAATAAAATTTAGAACATTTAAAGAGTATATTAAATTATATGTAGGTGAAGGAGAATTCTTTTATGAGGATTCAAAAGACTGGAAAATAGGTTTTGCTAATTCTAAGAATGGATTTAATAATGTTAGTTTTGTTAATTCTGTTCATACTAAAGACGGAGGTAATCACGTAGACTATATTACTGATCAAATAATCAAGTATTTACGTGAAATGATTCAAAAAAAATATAAAGTTCAGGTTAAACCTAACGATATTAGAAATCATCTTTATGTATTTATTGATTGTACTATAGTTAATCCGGCTTTCTCTTCTCAAACTAAAGAAAAGCTTATTACTGAACAAAAATACTTTAAGACTAAACATGAAGTTAGTGAAAAGATAGCAAAACTAGTCTTTAAATCTGAAATCATTCAATCAGTTTTAGACTGGGTAGAGAGAAAGCAGTTAGCTGAAGAAAGAGCAAAACTTAGAAAGCTAAATAAAAACCTAAGTAGTGATAAAGTACTTAAATTAATAGACGCCAAGAAAAAAGGAAATAGATCTAATTGTATTCTTGGAATATATGAAGGCCT